ATGCTCAAACACAACTAGACGGCAAGGCTACTCTTGATGCTTCTCCTACATTCACAGGAACAGTAACAGCTACTGCGTTTAGTGGTGACGGCTCTGGTTTAACAGGTGTTGATTCTCTGCCAAGTCAAACTGGTAATGATGGTTTATTTCTTACAACTGATGGCTCTACAGCATCATGGGCTGCAATCGAGACAGGAACTATTACAGCAACAGCATCTGGCGCATTAACTAATGGATGCCCAGTAGTAGTCAATAGTAACGGTACAGTTTCAAAAACAGTTAGAAACCAACAAACAGAGGCGACAGGCTCTCAAACAACCATTATAGATATTAGTCCTTCTGGAACAATGGAGTTTATTCCTAGTGCATATGTTCCTGATACAGATGATATGTATGTTTGTGTAGTTCAAAGTTCTTCAGAGCTACTGTACTTGAGAAGAGTTTCTGTTAGCGGGACAACTGTGTCTGGCGGGCCGAGCACTAATATCCCAACAGTTAATAACGAAACTAAATTTCCGCAGATGTGTTATATCGGAAACTCTAAGTTAGCTATCGTCTACACTGCTAGGAACGACGGCAATGCAGGTAAAGTAGTTATAGCCACGGTGGCAGAAGATGGAACAGCCACTTTAGGTACCGAGTTAGAGTTTTCATCCGAAGCTCAGGCGCAAAGCGTTGTTTATGACTCTGACAACGACAAAATTGTAATCGTTTATAGAGATGACTCTAGCTCTAACGACGGCACAATAGTAGTAGGTAGTGTTAGCGGCACAACCATAACTTTGGGTACACCAGTAAAAATAAATGGCCCAATAGATATTTATCCTGGAGGAGAAGCGGTAAAAGCTATTTATATACCAGAACAAGAGTTGGTTGTTTTTGCGTTCAAAGATAATAATCGTTATTTAAAAATGCAGTCATATAGTATTAGTGGTACTACCCCTACTTTTGTAGATAGTGAAAATGTCATTAGCTCTATTGTTGAAAGTTTTTCTCTTGCGTATTCCCCAGAAAAAAATCAACTGATGGTTATTTATCAATTTCAGTCAAATGATGACGGGGACGCAAACTGTTACACCTTTAATTCGTCTACAAAAGCCTTTGTTGGATTAGATACAAACCACAACTGGGAGGGTAACGCCAACAATATAAATCTTAGTTACGACCCAAATGCTCAGTTTTGGTATGTAACCTACGCAAATCTCGGAGATAATAGCCGTATGTACCGGCAATATTTGAAAACAACTTCTGCGGGAATAATCAGTAACGACAATAAGTTTATACTGGCTAGTCAGAACTCAAACAAAACAGGGTTGCTTTATGTTCCTTCCCAAGAAGCCCATGTTGCTGTGTATACCGAATGGGGTCAGGCGCATAAAATAGGATACGATGTTACAAATTTAACTGCTGATTCTTATATTGGAATCTCAAATGCTAACTACGCAGACGCTGCGACGGCTACGGTGCAAATAATTGGTGCAGTGGATGACGCTCAGTCAGGATTGACAGCAGGAAGCCCTGCCTACGTTCAAAGAGACGGAACAATTGGAACGACTGCTGATACCCCGTCTGTAGTGGCAGGAACAGCCATTTCATCTACCAAGATAATTGTAAAGGGCTAAAAAATGAAAACTTTAGTGCAGCTTGTTGGAAACTTTGCGGGAAATTCAAAATATCTTTTTGATGACGAAACTCCTGTAACCATAAAAGCCGATTGTATAGAAGTCGTCGAAGATAATAACTTTGTTAAGATTATACCTGACATGAATAGCTCTAAGTCTGTTTTAGTCGAAGGTGTTACCCCGCCAGAAGATTGGTACGCTTGCAAATATAACTACATCGATGGGGCTTGGGAGCTATGCCCAGACTGGGATGACCCTCGCGTAAAATTCGATCCAGAAGCAGCAGTTGAAGAGCCAGCCGCAGAAGAGCCTGTAGTTTAAGAGCGTGGCGAGTGATTCACGTTTTCGTTTTAATCATGACTATTGGTGGCCTAGAGGTAGCTAACGATAACTGCTCAGAGTCTATGTGTTTTCGGAGCGTTGATACTTGTAACAGTTTTGCTGCGAAGCTAAGACGCAGAGGAAGTCCAAGCACTTTAGTAATAACGACATATTGTAAGCCGCTTTTAGTAGACCCAAAGCAAGATGGGATAAGGATTTACTGATGGCAGCAGAGATAGTAGCAGCAGTACAGATATGCGCCTCTGCTTACCGCTTCATGAAGACAGCGGTTAATGAAGGCAAAGAGCTTGGAGATATGACCAGAGCTTTGAGTAAGTTCTGGGATGCTCGGGAAACGGTTAGTGTGCTTGAACAAAAAGCTACCAATCCTAGCAAGATAGAAAGGTTGTTCGGCGGTAAATCAGTTGAAAGTCAGGCTCTTGAGATAACACTCCAAAAGAAAAAGGCTCAACAGCTAGAGAAAGAATTAAAAGACCTCTTTTATTGGAGCGGCAATGCTAATCTTTGGCACGATATGCTCAAGGAAAGAACAAAGATACGGAATATGAGAATCGCTGATGCCAAGGCTAAAGCGGAAACTAGAGCCGCAATGATTGATGTGGCGGCAATAATAGGCACTGTTGCAACAGTTTTTGTTGTAGCTATGGCGATCACAAGCGTGGCGGTAGGATAATGGAACTTACAGGGCAGGTTATATTTGACGCGGTAATCCTTATGGCGGGGTTTTTGGCTGCGTGGGCCTACACTCGTATATTTACTTTGTTAGATCGAATCGATGCCGACATGAAGCAGATACCGGAAAAATACGTGGCTAAAGACGATTACCGTGAAGACATCCGCGAGATTAAAGAGATGCTTGGCGCGATATTCAAGCGCCTAGAGGGTAAGGCCGACAAATGAAACTCGACCCCGTTTTGTTAAATATGGCTGTAAGTTGGGCAATGAATGCCTACAAAGAAAAGAATAAAGATGCCATTAAAATAGAAAGCAAATGGACATCTACTACAGTATATGTGGCGAAGCGTAAGTCCATAGATATTATAGCTTTCAGAGGCACACAGCAGGGGCGGGATTGGCTAACCGATGCTTTGGTTGTGCCTGTGCCTTATGCCGGTAGGCTGTGCCACGGCGGGTTTGTTGCGGCTCACGCTTCTGTTTGGAAAGAAGTTGAAAAACACATAGACCCCAAAAAACGCACCCTAATCTGCGGGCATAGTTTAGGTGGGGCCTTGGCAGAACTGTCGGCAGCTAAGTTAAACGGTAAGCACGACAACATAAATTTAGTTACCTTTGGAAAGCCTAATACCTTCTTTAAGGGCTTCAAAAAGCCAATGACTCTTGATACTCAAATTTCTTGTGTTAACGGCAGCGATGCTGTGGCTAGAATTCCCCGTCTCTGTTACGGCCCTAGCAAGTCCCAAGATATGCTGTACTTCTCTAATGGAGGAGTAGACTACATAAATCCGTCCAAATACCTTCGCAAGAAGGATAGAGGTATAAAAGACCGCATCTCAGACCACTTTATGGAAGGTTACAAAGAACGACTAACCCAATTCTTAGAGGACCAGAAAAATGGTAAAACTGGCGTTAATATTTAGTGTAGCCCTGCTCATGGTTTCCTGCACTACAGTCGAGCAAGTCAAAGCAAACAAAGAAGTTTATTGCTCCGGTCTATATAAAGGCATGAGAGCCGTAGGACGAGGCGCACTGTCTGCCACTACGGGCGTAGTCGTACCGGATGTTTGTGACACCATTGACGAGATCGTAGCCGAAGATGCTTAAACTCGGCAGCTTACTAAAATCTCTTGCTCCTACCGTGGCAGAGGCCGCAGGAGGCCCGTTAGCAGGCATGGCGGTAAAGATGGTCGCATCCAAAATCGGAAGTCCTAACGCATCTGTAGAAGAGATTGAGAAGATACTGGAAATTCAGCCAGAGAAAGCCATTTTAGTTAAACAAGCTGATGCTGATTTTCAGAATCGCTTGAAAGAGATGGAAATTAACCTGGAGTCGTTTAAGACCGAAGTTGAAGACAGGAAGGACGCACGAAAGACCTTTGGCGATGATCCAATTCCTAAAATTTTCGCTATGACAGCTTTGCTGGGCTTCTTGGGCTATGTCTATATGGTGACGATACAGCCTCCAGATGCTAACGATGATGGTGTCGTGAATTTAATTTTAGGGGCCCTAGCCTCGTTAGTGTCGGGGATAAGCGCATTTTTCTTCGGCGGCAGCAATGGAAAAAAATAAAATGCAAAAGCTAATTGAAATGCTCAAGCGACACGAAGGTGAAGTAGTCACCAACGGCAGGCACTTAGCTTACAAATGCCCTGCCGGGTACTGGACGCTAGGAATTGGACGCAATATTGATCCTAATGGTGGGATAGGATTGTCGCAAGAAGAAGTTGACATGCTACTAGAAAACGATATTGCCAGAGTAATCAAAGAGTTAGCCTCAGAATATTCGTGGTTCAATGACCTTGATGCTGTTCGAGCTGAAGCAGTCATAAACGCATTTTTTTGTCTTGGCGCTACCAGGTTTCGTGGTTTTCAAAAGATGATACAGGCGTTTGAAACAGCGGATTATAAGGAAGCATCAGTTCAACTCCTAGATAGTCGTTTTGCAAAACAAACAGGCAGACGCGCAATAGAACTGGCAGATATGATAGCCACTGGCAAATATGTCTAATCCATATATATTTACCGCTACTGTCTCTAAAATTGTGGACGGGGATACAATCTATGTTACTGACATCAATTTGGGTTTTGGCATCGTGCATCGCGGTGATAATGGTCGTGGCATTTGCTTGCGTCTTAATGGAATCGATACCCCGGAATCTCGCACTAGAGATTTGGAAGAAAAGCGTTATGGACTCGCAGCCAAAGCGTTTGTCAAGGCGTTCGCGCCAGTAGGCACTGAAATTGTTTTAAGGACTTACGAGAAAGGTAAGTACGGCAGATGGTTGGCTGACATCAAAGTAGGTAATAAGTGGCTCTGCAAAGAGT